CAGACGCGCACCTTTCATGCTGGCGGCAACATCATCACTGCCGACCCGAATGGACGCAGCGCGTTGAACATGTGGAGACCTGTCGAACGTGGCGCATATAGCGTCGACATCGGGCCGTTCATTGAACAGGTGCAATACCTGTTTGGCGATGCAACTGAACGCTTCCTTGACTGGCTGGCGCACATCGAGCAACAACCCGGCGTGTTGCCGCATTTTGGATGGTTGCATATCGCCGACCACTACGGTACTGGCCGTAATTGGGTCGCATCAGTCATCAGTCGTCTTTGGCGCGGGTACGTTGCGCCTAGCGTCGATATGGATGCACTCATCAACGGTGGATTCAATGGAGCGCTGGCTGGGCGTGTGATTGCCATCGTTGATGAAATCCGTGCCGGTGCGCGTGAAGACGCGTACATGATGGAAGGCAAGATTCGCAACATGCTCACGGAGGAAACACGCTATATCAAACCCAAGTACGGGCGTGAGTACATTGAACACAACGCGTGCCGCTGGTTGCTGTACTCCAATCACAAGAACGCCGTGCCAATGGACGATGCCGACAGACGATGGGATGTGGTTCACCTGTCTGCTGCACCACGTGCAGAACACATCTATGTCTATCTGTATGGTCTGCTTGACCAACCCGCGTTTATCGATTCGCTTGGCGCATGGTTGCGGACTCGAGACTTGTCGCGGTTCAATCCCGGTGCGCGACCGCCCGTAACTGAAGCCAAGCGCCGCGCTATTGCTGCTTCGAAGTCGGAGTTTCAGAAGCTTGCCAGCATGATCGCTTCCCATTGGCCTTGTGATTTCATCACCGTTTCTGACCTGTTGAGCGTCATGAATGATGGCGATGTTTCTGGCGTCAAACGTTTGTCATCTTCCATGCGGCATGCGCTTGATGATGCTGGTATGCATCAGGTCGAATTGCCCGTGTATGACGAAAACGGCAACAAGCAGCGCGTATGGATCGTTCGTAATGTTGTTCAATGGTTGTTGCCGGGGGTCATATGCAAAGAAAACACCGCAAAAGCGTTTGCAACGTATCGACCGTATTCAAAAGGGTTCGGTTATCAGACGTTGCAGGCGTTGTTGTAAATGATGCGCCAGAACACAGAACACACCAGAACAGTCTGTGTAAAAAGAGCTAGTCAAAAAGTGGTATTAAAGTGGTATTAGAGGTATATTAGGTATGGATATAGACTTTAGGCCAAACCTGTTCTGGAACGTTCTGTGTTCTGAGAATGCTTATCAACTATGAAATTGACACCAAAACAGGATGCATTCGTGTTGGCATATCTCGAAACGGGGAATGCCACCGAAGCGTATCGGCGTGCATATGACGTTGGGCGCATGCTCACATCAACTATCAGCAACAACGCGTGGACGTTGATGCAAAAGCCAGAGATAAAACAGAGGGTTCAAGATGCCCGCGAAGCAACCGTGTCAGTTGCAACAATTGATCGTGCTGGTGTTCTGGCCCTTATCACTGAAATCGCAACGGCCGATGCAAGCCAACTGTCAGAAGTGCAGGTTCGTTGCTGCCGTCACTGTTGGGGCATGGGATATCACTATCAGTGGAAAAACGACGCGGAGTTCGGCTTTGCGCTGGCAGAGGCGATAGACCGGAACGCGCGTAAGCAGAGCGAGTGGGAAAAGAACCGTGACATTGGTATGACGCAGGGGCCATTAGAACTTGATCCGCTACCGGTCGACGTCGGCGGGTATGGGTTCGATGTGACTGGTTCACCTAACCCGGAATGCCCTAAGTGCCTGGGCGAAGGTCATGTGAAAACGATATTCAAGGACACCCGTAAATTGCGGGGCGCAGCGAAGCGTCTGTTCGCTGGTGTGAAGGTGACGAAAGACGGCATCGAGATAAAGCAGCGCGACCAGGCACACGCGCTATCGCTGCTTGCCAAAGAGTTCAACATCGCCAAGGACGCCCCAGCAGTGCAGGTAACGAATCAGGTCGGCATCAACGCACAGGGCGCGCAACAGGTTACAGTGGTATCGGTTGATCCGCTTGAGGCGTCACGACAGTATCAGGAACTGATGAAGGGGGCGATATGAAATGGGAACCCGGCGCACGTGCCGCAATCGTTATCAGTGAGCACTATGAGAATCACAACCGTGTGGTTCGGCTGGTTGAGCAACATGGCTATACATCGCGCGGCCCTGCATGGGTGGTCGAAGACGGCAAGGATTTTAAGGGCTATGACCATCGGCACTTGCCGGAACTTGTTCTCATGTGGTCAGATAAATTGGGCATCGAGCAATGGAAGTTACGTTTGATTGATGACGACGAACCTGTTGTGATACGGGATGGGATTGAATATGTCGAAGCATAGCGGACCACAACGGACCATCGAGCGCACAGCGTGGATACGGTTCGCGTACGTGTGTGACGTCGAGGATTTGACCATCAGTATCAGGCGAGGTCTGCTTGATGTCGAAGAAGTTAATGCCGCCAGTAACGCGACTATCGTCATTGACCGGATGTTACGCAACGGACGGTCCAACTGGCGGCGCAGGATGCTTAACACCATCATGCGGCATAATAGGCGGGGCAGTATGCCATGATGGGGGCTTCGGGCCGCGCACTCACGCGGCCCATTTTTTATGCTGCCTCACCTGTCAATGCTTCCTGACTCTCAGGTTGCGCCACTTCTGGCTGTTCAAACTTCGACATCGCCAGTTCCATCAGTTGCGTTGCCAACGCTAGCATGTCCTCACGCGTCGCACTGGCTGGAATGGTCAGATGCAAGTGTCCTGCTTCGAGTCGCTGACCTTCACCGTGTGACGATCCGCCCTTGCGCGGCGCGCGCACCTTGTCGCATGCTAGCAGTACTTCATTGACTGACTTGACCTTGAGTGCCGCAACGGCCGGGCGCAGTGCGCTCACCAGGTCTACTGCCTTCACCGTTTGGGCCAGTTCCGCAACGTCGCCCTTCATGTGCGTGTCGTACAGTGCGATAGCTGCGGTAATACGCCGGTTGACTGCGCGCCAATCGAGCGTACCGGGCTTGCTGCACTGCCAGCCTGCACCGTTATAAATCGTCAACAGTGTTTCGCGCCCTAACCTGCGTGACGGCTCACTGTCGTACATAACGGCCAGACCGACTGATAGCTCTATTTCGAGTGCGGTCTGTTTGTGCATCGCTGCTTCTACAAGCGCCTTGGTATATGCGCGAATGTGTGTCTTGTTCATCTTGGTCACCTGTTAAAATGTCGGTTGAATTGGCACGGCATTTGCCGTACAGTTCCGTTGTAGACCGTTACTAATGGTTTGACAAGAAGTATTTCGACCCCATGACGCGATGGCGTCTAACAACTGGAGATTGACCGATATGGGCAAGCCTACAAACATTGCAGGACCGTCAACCGCACATTCGCAGGCCAAAGAGTTCGCGGCGCTCGCTGGTGTAGCATCCGCACCAGCCGACGTCACCACATTGCAACAGTTACTGAAGACGGCTATTGCAAAGCAGGCGGAACTGACGGAGCAGAACGAAGCGTTGACTCAGGCGAATAACGAAGGTGCAGGCACGGTTGCGTTGATGAACACAAAGATTGACGAACTGACCGCAGAACTGACCGCAGAGAAGGAAGCGCACGCCAAGACGCAAGCGGCACTTACCGCAGCAACCGCTTCGTAACGGAGCGCACCCCCATCATGGAAACTTGCAAAGGAACTAACTGCACATCAGACGGCACGACGCCGCATAGTGCTGAATGTGCGGCAGAATACGAACGATGTACTGCCGGATGTGAATTTGACGAAACTGGCGACATCACAATGACGCGCGAAATGGATGATACGTGCCGCTATCGCTTTAGATTCTGGCATAAGGAGGATGGGCCTAATCATCCAAGATCGTACGTATCAGGCAATCTTATGCAATTTCACATTGCGGTGCGCTTGATGCGATTGGTCAAGGGTTTGGCGCACTATCCGGTTTGTTTCAGTATCGTTGATGAGGTACGTCGCAATGCAGACATTTAAGCTACGGATGGCAATGAGTGTTGCAAATGGGTGGATCGCCGCATGGTTTCCGGGTGAGGAAATGGACGGCAAGTTGTTTCGTTCTAGCGATTTCAGCGAAGCGGCGACGATCATTCCACGCTACATGTACATGCGTCGTCTTCGCAAACAGGTCAAGTTACCGTTAGGGATACACCATGCAACAGTTCCCAATCACCGCAGTTGAGAAAGTCACGCTTTTGCATATAGCGCAAGGGTGTGAACAGCGCGGCGAAGATTCATACGCTCGCGTCGTGCGTCAGATGGTTCAACGTCTTTGGCCTGATGCACGTGTAGTGGATGACGCGGTTAAGATTGACGACGCGTTTGGGCATCTGTTGTGATACACTCCGCTCTGCTGTAACGTTAGTAACGATCCAAACCTTTCGAAAGGATATCCCTATCATGAAGAAGTCGATTCTTGCAATGCTCCTGTTGACGAAACATTC